CGCAAAAAAAGATTTGACAGGACCTGTAAAGTATGAGAGGATCCCATATAATCTAAAGAAAGGAATAATTATGGATTACTTAGCATTAAAAATACCTGCTGATATAAAGCAGCCAATTACTTCACACACTGTTGCGGACCAGCCCGAGCCTGAAGAGGGTGGAGGGTATCCATTCGAAGGTGATAACGGCGCATATAAGTTATGCAGCACAGACATGTTGCAGATCGTGCCCGCGGCGTATACAGACGTTAAGCGCGGCCATCACCTGGAAGGGGACCTGTACTGTGATGAAGAGGGCCTGCTGAAGAACAGCCCGAACAACTGGCGTGCTAGCCAGATGCGCTATTGGCACATGAAACCACGGGAGGACCAGCTTACACCGGACTGGCGTGACTGGTGTACCATCGTCGGTGATGCTGCCTTTGTGGTCCCAGCGACTGCAGAGAACCTCAAACTGATGGAGAGCATCCTTGACTCGTAAGCGTAATTGCTACGGACCAGCCCCGGACATCCGGGGCACGGTCCATGACTACTGGATACAGCGCCGCGAGCAGCGGCTCCGGCATCCAAGGAAGCGCGCAAGCGCACAAGCCCGCAAGCGAACAAGCGAGCGAGTTCACAAGCCGCTTGACTTATGGACCCCGGTGGGCTAGTATGGGATTTTATTAGAAAGGATATACTCATGAATGCACAAGAAAGAAAAAAGATTACAGGAGGCCTGAGCAAGCCCAGCAAGATGCCGGGCTACGCGTACAACCTGCCAGCCTGGAGGTGCATCACTGGCGTTAAGCTACAAGCAGTAGCCGGCTCAGTATGCGCGGGCTGTTACGCCATGAAGGGCCGGTACAGGTTCAGGAACGTTAAGGACGCGCTGGAGAGAAGACAACAGTCTCTGGTCCATCCGCAATGGGTTCAGGCCATGACGCTGCTGGTCACGCACTACAGCCGGGCTGTGCCCTTCTTTAGGTGGCATGACTCTGGGGACCTGCAGGGGGTTGATCATCTCAACAATATATTCGAAGTCTGTAACCGGACGCCACAGGTCCAGCACTGGATGCCGACGCGAGAAGTAAAAATATTAAAAGGCATACAACCTGAGGTTGTACCAAAAAATTTAATCATTCGTGTGTCCTCGCATATGATAGACCAGGGGCCGGTGAAGAGCTGGCCTCATACGTCAACAGTTGTTCAGGCAGGCAAGACCTGCCCGGCAGCTGAGCAAGGGAATGCATGCGGTGACTGTAGACAATGCTGGGATAAGACTGTAAGTAATGTTGCATATCCTAAACACTAACATGACCTGGTATCATCCTAAATATTACGCAGAGCTAAGAAAGCTTCGGAAGCAACAAGCGGCAAGCGACAGGCAAAATAAGGAACAAGCAACAAGCGGTAAGGAACAAGCACCGGAAGATACAAGCGACAAGCTACAAGCAGCAAGCGACAAGCTAAAGATTCGTAAGATATAAGCCACAAGCTACAAGCTCCAAGGCACAAGCATCTTCACATTTAAATCCTTCCCTATCTAGGGCCAAGATACTGGTACCTGGAAACAATTTACAGGAGCCCTGACTGGGCTTCTTGGCTTGTTTTACAAGTATGAATGTGTTGTGTGGATGCTTCACGTGGAATGCAATTTGATGTGGCGAGAACCGGATTTTGTTATCCGATGTTATCTTTAGCTCTACAGTAAAAAAGTGCCCATTAACATTATACCCCAATAGATCAGGAGTACCAAATAGAGAAGTATTTTCAATCCTTGTCCACGATATTTTAGGTGTAATTCTTTTAAGCTCATGCCATAGTTTTCGTTCTGGTTTCATTATAATAATGATGATAACAGACGCTTAAACTATTAGCTTTGGTTCACCCATTTTTGCTACTTCATCGTGAGTTGTAATCACTATTCTGTGAGTCTCTCTAGCACCAATAATTTTATTTTCAACTAAATTCACACTCATAACATCATAATGTCTACCATCAGGAGTCCTGACTTGAACACGTGCATCTTGGGCTACACTACTACCTTTCTTTGGACCAACGAATCTATCGAAGACCATAATTAAATCTCTACCTTTTAGCATTGCTCTCCATTTCTTTTATTCTATCTGTTAAAGTAGCAACATCATAAGATAATAATGTATTATCTCTTTTCAATTCTACTATTTCTTTTCTTAAATCTTCAATTATCTTAATTAAATCTAATTTTTCTACGTCATCTTTCATATTTACAATATAAGATATTATAGGTATATTGTCAATCATGTCAGAAATAGAACAGAAGAAGCCAGGACTTCCAGCTAGACTCACGCCTATGCAACGTAAGTTTGCTGAACTATTAGTATTCAACGAAGGGCATAAGTTTGCCTATGAATGCGCAAAGGAAGCAGGGTATGAAGGAGATAATGCCACACTTAGAATGCAGGCTAGTAGACTTCAGAATCCTAGATACTTTCCATTAGTAGTTAAACACATAGGAGAACTACGTGAAGAGAACTACAAGAAGCACAACATATCTTTCGGTGGTCACCTAACAGAGCTGGCTAAAATTAGAGATGAAGCTTTAAAAAACAGATCATACTCCGCTGCAACTAACGCAGAGAAAGCACGTGGAACTGTTGGTGGATTATATATTGAACAGAAAATTATTAGAACTGGTAAGATAGAAGATTTATCTGAAGAAGAACTAAATAAAAGAATCTCTACAATTAGAGATGATCACGCTTTGTTAATGGAAAAGACTGAAGCTAAAAAAGAAACTAAAGATAAAAAACCAAAACCTATACTATCTTAGTCATCTTAACTACCCAAGAAGTAGGAATCATAGTCCGATCACCAAACGTCATTTCTTTTGTAATAGGATCTAAATCATAAGACGCAAATATTTTTACTGAATCTTTATCCTTGGAGAATACCCAACCTTCATTAACTGGTCTAGCCAATTTCATCTTATTAAACTCTCTGTCATCAGCCCAACCCGAATCGGATAACGCATCGACCCACTCAATCCTGTACTTTGAATACGGGATATCGTTCGACTGAGTTGGCACGACTTGTTTTCTTAGTCTTGGTTTTCTTCTCTTTGGTTTTCTTTTGTTTGCCATAAAAATAATCTGGGTTGTGTTTTGCATTGAACTCATCCATCCAGGGTGATGGACCACTCCAATTTTTATTTCTTCCTATCATACTCTACCCTATACCTTTTTAAAAATATTTTTTCCACTTTTGGTGACCCAAAAGTCCCGCGCGGCCCCTAGTAAAAAATAAGTGGCTTATACCAATGCTTATTTAAGCACAGATTGTCACATCCTTCTAAAACCATTGGTATTCCTTGCTGATCACGAAATCACGAGATCACGTGTAAATTAAAAGTGCTGTTTTAGCAATTTCATAGTTTTGAAAAAGGTATAGATTCGTGATCAACCGCATAAAACCTCACTTTTCATTTTTGCCAGTCCCTTGTCGCCTGACTCTTGTGGCAAGAATAAGGCAACTTGACTGTGACATATATGTCACACTTACTCTTCTGTAATATCTTGTAGCAATATGAGTTTGTTCTGATTCACCATGATCCGGCCCAACTGTTGTTCAATCTTAATCATAAGACCATCCAATTGTTGTTCAGGAACATCATCAGTCTCAGTCTCAAGTAAGATTCTTAATAACTTCTCATCAGCCATCATAGTTTTTAGAATCCTTCTACTAACTGCTTTTACTGTTTTTTTGTTCATAATATTTATCTACCCTTTCTAGAAATTGATGTTGATATTTGATAAACTCTTTCCCTTTTATTTGAAACTTCTGAAAATAATTATCCGGAGTACACATCAATATAACTCCTTGAGTAATCTCTGATCCATGCACATGATTATGCGCCATCGCATAAGCACCTAACTGCAAAAAGTAATCATCAATCCACTCCTTACGTTTTGGTTTATTACTTTGCTTAAAGTCTACGATACTATCTTCATAGTCATAGATCCCTGCAAGGTCTGTAGCTCCCGCGTACAAACCAGGGTAGTAAACAACCACTTCACTTCCCCAAATTTCTTGTAAATCATTGAATCCTTTATCTATTATCGTGTCCGCCATTTTCTTTGCAACACGTCCTTCTGGCCGTAAATCTAAATAGCCTTCCCCCAAAATATGTTTTTCTAAATGCGTATGCATGTCAGTTCCGCGCGCGGCTGCTTGTTCCTTGATTCTTGTCGCTTGCTCCTCGCCCACAGACGCCTTCCATCTCGCTAAAGATTCCTGCTTCTCCTTCGGTTGAGT